TCCCAAGCTTTACTTCCAATTTTATTGTCAATAACATCTGTAATTTCAGATTGAACAAACTCAGTTAGAAATCTTGCTACTTGAGGATTGGAGTCAACTGCTATATTTAAATTTGAGATTTGAAGAATAGAATCTATCCCTGTATTCATCTCAGGATAAAATGAATATAATGTTGTGTCTTTGTATGGAAATAATTTATATACAGCCATGTTTTATTTTAATTTATTTTATAGTGGTACTACTCTACCTTTAATGTCAGTGTTAGGGTATTTAACTTCAAATATGCTAGGGTCTAATGAGGGATAAATTACTTGATTTTGAGTTGCTGATGAAATATCATAAGCATACTGTGAGTAACCTGATGTTGTTCCTGCTTTATTTGTTATTTTAATGTCTTTAACTGTTTGAACACCTGTTATTTTATCTAATCTTACAAATAAATCTCTAACTAAAATTGGCTCATTTATTTGCCAACTATCTCGAGCAAAGTAAGTTTTTAAAGAATTAATACAAGCTAATATAACATCATTATTATTGAAATTAGGTAGAACTATAATTTCAAAGTCAATTGCTATATTAATAACAAAGGCATCTCTTACTTCAATATTATCTCCAATTATTCTATTTTGGGCTAAGTATGTTCTTATGTTCTTTTTTAATGTAGCAGATGGAGCTATAAATTGGGAGTCACTATTTTGAGATAAAACCCATAGATTTAAAGTTTCAATTGTAGAAACTTGCTCATCAGTTAATTTAGGTTTTTCAATGTATGCTTTAGCTATGGTTCCATACTCAGGAGGCATACTTAAAGCTCTTACTATATAATCATCTAAAGTAACTGATCTTTGTTGTGAAGCTATAGTTGCTAAAGTATTTTGTCTTATTTCATCTATTGTGTCTCCTGCTTGTCCTCCATCGGCTGCATCTGGGTTGTTAGCAGCTATAGTTCCAAATATATAATTTGCTGTGGTAGAATTTAAATTTGGATTATTAAAAGTTAAATTTGAAGTGTTTAAATTTGTTAAGTCTCCAGAGGCAACATTAGCTCCAACTCCCCCACCTACTAAATATCTAACAGTTAAAGTAGTACTTGAAGGGGCAATTCCATAAGTTCCTGTAAATAGAAAATTGGTTGGTGAGTAAGCCGTTGTTAATTTATTTTTTTCAAATGGTAAGCCTATACCTACATTATTAGGGTTAGGTGTAATTTCTTCATCTACATCATTAGGACTACCAACTCCAAATTGTATTTGTAAATTAGTTTCTGTAGTTAATCTAGTAGCAAATCTTCTTTGTACTTTTTTCAATTGTAGAATGTAAGGAACATCTCCAGCATCCTCTACATTATTTGGGTCATTAACATTAGTATTTTTTATATTATCATAAATCATCTCTTGGGCTAGATAATCTACCTCATACCAGGTATTTCCATCACTGTCAATAATATCTAAAACTCCTATAATGTTGGTGTCCGCTATGTCGATTGTAGGAAATTGAGTTGGAGCCCCAAATGTAAAAGTTTGTGTTTTAATAGTAGCTGAAATTGAATCTCTTGTTTTTTTAAGGAGATAATATTGTGGTGTTGTTCCTGCTATTTGATAGATAGATACTTCTGTTGGGTCTAATGAACTTGATGTAGAAAAATCACATTTATCCTCCATTAAAAAATTAGTAGTTGATGATAAGGTAGATGAAATTGTACTATTTTCTCCAACAGTCATAGCATAATCATAATCAGGAACATAAGCTGCACCTACTAATTTAGCTGGAACTTGTTGAAATAATTCAATTTTAGCTTGTGCGGCTCCAGTTGATTTAGGTTTATAACCAAACATATAAGCTAACTCATATAAATTATTAGTTTGTCTTGCAAATTGGGTAAAATTCTCTTGAATTTGATTGTCAAGATAAAATGACATAACATCCCCTACATAAGCAGACATTTCCATAAACATCATTCCTGGTGATGTTGGGGAAAAGTCATTGTAGGAATTAGGAAAGTAAGTTTGAGAAAACTCAATTAACCTAGCTCTAATGTCTGAAAAGTCTCTATTTAAGTATTTTACGTCTCTATCTACCGCCATTATATAAATTCTATTGCTACGGTGTCACTAATATTAGTATTTACTACACTATATGTTAATGATACTGTTATTGTGTTTGTATCTTCTTGTCTTAATATCTCTAAATTTCCTACTCTCACATTTGGAAAGAAATTATTTAAATCATCAGATATTCTTTCTTCTAAAAAATCTAAATTATCAGTTGTAATTTGCTCAAATATAAATGCTCTTAATCCTCCACCAATTGGATTTAAATAACGCTCACCTGGATTTGTTAGGAAGTAATTAATTAAATTATTCTTAATAGCAGCTGCTGTAGTGTAATTAGGTTTAAATACAGCAGGGTCACTAAAAGGCAAGTCAACTCCAACAGCTGCACTTTTGTTAAAGTCAATAGGATATATTTGCTGAGCGTTAAAAGCCATCTATTATTTTAATAATCCCATTATTTGATCCATTCCCACTTCACCCTCAGGCAATTGACCATTTGGAGAAGTTGTGTCAACTACTCCTTGTGGGTTAAATTTAGGTACATCTTGACTTGTAAAGCTTAAAGCGGTTTCACCTAATACATCCATATAACTCTGTCTTACCTCAGATTGGGACTTTGGTTGAGGATTTGACTCTAATTGTGGTTCTTGAAATGGTGGGGTATAAGTCCCAATTTTACTTTCAACTACCGTTTGTTTAGGAGCTTTAACTGCTTCTAATAGGATTTCTTTTAATTCCTCTTGAATCACCTCTCTAACTGATTCTTTAATCATCTTTTTTAATTCTGTTGCTTTCATGTATACGTTTTTTATAAATATTAAATTAATCTGCTTTTAAATCATTCTGTTGAATATAAAACACTAATTCATCAATTAAAATTTGATCATTTGATGAGTATGAAGGTTCACCTTGCAACATTATAATTCCAGATTTATTTCGAGCTACTGCTCTTCTTCTTTTTAAATCTTGATCAGTGTCTCCATCAACTGTTATAACGGACATTTCAAAACCATTCACATTAGTAACTACTGGGGAGAGTTGGTTAGATTGATTTTGGGTAGAGTCAAGTAATTCTTGTGATACTGCTTCTTGCTCTTCAGGAGTTCCACCTAATTCATTAGTACATTTTTGTATTAAATTATCTAATAAAGCTAATAATGCTAGAGTTTTATTTAATTCATCTAATAAAATAGATAATTGTAAACTTCCACTTCCTAATTTAGCCCCTAAAGATGTTATTAAGTCTCTTAATTTATCCAAAACCTTAAAGGCAGTATCAAATGGTGCTGGTGGAATTGGAATACCTGGAATGCTACCTGCTACTATTAGAGATGCTTCTGTAATTGGGATTATTGGGGTAATAATTTCAATAAACTTTGTAGGTATATTTAGTGATTTTTGAATTGAATTTATACCTTTATAGATATTATTTAATTGTTTTACTAATTGATTTTTCTTTTGAATTAATTCATTTAAACCATTAACATCAGCAGGACATGAAGGAACTTGATTTTGGGCAAATTCTTTAGCTAATTGTTGAGGGTTATCTGATTCTAAAACTTTTTTAATTAATTGCTCTAAACCTGCTACTCCTAAGTCAGCTATTAATCTTAAAATAACAGGAAGGAGTATTTCTCTAATTTGATTTAGGATTTTTTTAGAAAAAATTGAAATGAAGTCTTTATCTAATTTATCTGTTATTTTCTTCTTTTGAGTATCCGAAAGTTGGGATATTTCTCTTACTTCATCTTTTAGACTTTGTTTAATAGAAGTTAACTCAATTAGCCCTAAATTGGTTTTATATGTTTTATCTTCATTAAATGGAGTTATTATTCTTGTTGTGTAATTTTCAGTAGTAATTGTAATTGAAAATTGAGTGTCTTCCTCATATGTACCTTTTAATGTAAATTTTCCTTTAGAATTAGTAGTAACTTCATTGTCTCCTTCTTTTATAATAACTCCACTAATAGGATTTAATGTTTGGAAATCAACTACTTCACCCTTTATTTTATAATCTACTCTAGTCA